GGAGTGGCCAAAATTTGGGATAGCACAGCTGTCACTGGTAAGACTGACGGTGCCCTCGTCGTTGTCGGTGGTGTGGGTATATCGGGTGACATCCATGCAACACATGCAAACCTCGAAGATGTCGAAGCTGATAGTGTAAACATCACAGATACGACCACATCTACGAGCACAACTACGGGTGCTCTAAAGGTTGCTGGTGGTGTGAGTACTCAAGAAAAGTTAAATGTTGGTGGAGTGACCAAAATTTGGGATAGCACAGCTGTCACTGGTAAGACTGATGGCGCCCTCGTCGTTGTTGGCGGTGTGGGTATTTCTGGAGACATTCACGCTACACACGCAAACCTCGAAGACGTTGAAGCTGATAGTGTCAATATTACAGATACCACAGCAGCTACTAATAAAACAACTGGCGCCCTAGTGGTCGCAGGTGGTGTGGGTATTTCTGGAGATACATTCGGTGCTGCAGCCACTTTTGATGGTGTAACATCGATCACGAATGCCACAGCAGCCACAGGTAAGACTGACGGTGCCCTCGTGGTCACAGGTGGTGTAGGTATTTCTGGTGCCCTATATGGTTCTACGGCAGACCTCGATGGTGTGGTGAACCTAACCGACACAACAGAAGCGACATCATCAACTACAGGTGCTCTCAAGGCAGCTGGTGGTGTCGGCATAGCGAAGGATGTGTATGTCGGGGAGCGCGCGTACATCACAGGGGGCCTCGTGACGAACACAGGTGGTGTCACGAAGAAGACCTACTCCTTTACGGGAGATCTTGATAGTGGTCAGACTATAGCGAACTCCACAATTAAACTCACATTTACCGCTCATGTATTCTATGCTAAGGTTGTGGCACATCTCGTTGAGAGTGACGACGAAGTTAGTACTCTATCTCTAGAGTGTGGCGGTGGTCATTGGACTGGGGGGACGCCACTAAATGTAGCCCTTGGTCCCATATCCATATTTGGTTCGGCAAGTACAAATCCATGGGACTCTACTGTCACCCCCACTACAACCACGATAGCATTTAAACCAACAACAGATATGGCAGCGGCGGGTCATTATAACGTATTCATTGAATACATGTCAGCTCATGCAGACGGCGCGGTGACTAAAATTACAGAGGGTTCCACTGATGTGATTACATTTGGATATTAAAAATGTGAACTCACACTAGATGACTACAAACATACAAACTATAGCAGGTAATCTTAATTTGACTGGAAATGTTACAGTTTCTTCTAATATATCTGCATCAACTTTCGGAGCTGATCTCATAAATCTCGTATATCCGGTCGGAGCTATTTATATATCGAATGTGAGTACAAACCCTGGAACATATTTAACCGGTACCACTTGGGCAGCACATGGAGCGGGTAGGACTATCGCGGGTCTGGATAGCGGTGACTCTGACTTTAATACTCCGGGTGGAACTGGTGGATCAAAGACACATACATTGACGGAAGCCGAATTGCCATCACACACACACAACAGGAGGGGATTCCCTTTTGAAGGAGGTTATAATGAAAATGGGAGTCAGTGGACTACGTTTAATACTGGAAATTATAGAGGCATTCCAATTCGAAGAGGTGGCGTCCAAGCAAATTACGCTAGATATTCAGGTAATGCGGGTACTTCGACCGCATACAATGTCATGCAACCCTATATCGTGAATTACGTGTGGATAAGAACAGCATAAATAATTTCCACGATTAAGATATGACTACAAACGTGCAAAAGTTTTCTGGTGATCTCACTGTTAGTGGTGATGTTTCAATCACCGGTAATTTAAGTTCATCCGGTATAGCGTCAGATTTTGTAGATCTTATATACCCAGTTGGGGCCGTTTACCTATCGAACGTGAGTACAAATCCTGGGACCATATGGACAGGTACTACCTGGACCGCACACGGAGCGGGTAGGGTTATTGTTAGTCTGGATAGCGGTGACTCTGACTTCAATGCACCGGGGAAAACTGGTGGAGCGAAGACACATACATTGACGCTAGACGAGTTGGAAAACCATAGGCACGATTTTAAGTCATTCCCTGGTTATAATGAAAACGCCAGCACTTGGATTTCTTTTTTTACAGGTAATTATGCAGCCCTATCTATTACGAGAGGTAACGTCCAAGCAAATTACATCAAGAACTCGGGCTCCACGGGTAGTGGAACCGCATTCAGTATCACGCAACCCTATGTTGTTATTTATATGTGGCAGAGAACGGCATAAATAATTTCCACGATTAAGATATGACTACAAACGTACAAACATTTTCTGGAGATATCGATGTTAGTAGCAATCTTACAGTTGGTGGTACCTTAAATACAACAGAATTTGGGGTTGATCTCGTAAATGTGGTATTCCCAGTGGGGACCATCTTTATATCGAACGTGAATACAAACCCTCAGACATATCTGAATGATACCACATGGGTCGCGTATGGTCAGGGTCAGATTATTGTTAGTCTAGACAGTGGTGACTCTGACTTCGATGCACCGGGAAAAACTGGTGGAGCGAAGACACATACATTGACGGAAGCCGAATTGCCAACACACGTCCACGATATAAAACAATTCTCTGGTTACAATCAGACTAACGGTGTATGGCTTTCGTTTTTGACTGGTCAGTACAGCGCCTTACCAATACGAAGAGGTAATCTTCAGGCAAATTACTACAGGGCAACTGGTACTGTTGGTGATGGAAGCGCTCATGATATCATGCAACCCTATGTCGTGAACTATATGTGGTTGAGAACAGCATAAATAATCTAAACTAATTTAAATGAGTAAGCACTACGTAGTGAACAGGATATTCGAGGAATTGGACCCAAAACCACCATACTACGACTTAGATGGTCCAGTCGATGACTGGGAATCTTTCATACTTCCGGAAGGATACGAGAAACCCACCAAAGAGGCATTTGATGCGAAGTTTGCAGAAATATATGCACTCCAACCAATGAGGAGACTTAGGTTGGCGAGAAATTATAAGCTCGCTGATACGGATTGGGTTTTCTCACCAGATCTCCCTACGATGACGGCTGAAAAACTAGAAGAGTGGAAAACATATCGCCAAGCTCTAAGGGATATAACTCTCACTGCCAACCCAATTCTCGCCGATGATGGTGTTGAACTAATGAATGTAACGTGGCCAGAACCCCCAACAAACTAAAATGACAATGTTGATACAGCTTGATCATCCCCAATTGTGCCTTTAAACCATGTATTAAATGATAGACTTATTCTTGCATCCTGACTAGTATCTTGACGTTCCCTTACTTCATGTGCTAAACAAGATGGAAACATGACGAAACCATTTTTAATCGCCCTAAAAACTTGCTCCGATGAAGACCACCGAGTACCGTAACTGTTTATATGAAAGCTACCAAGTGGCTGACGAGGGTGTGATCGTATAAATGATATGTTATCTGTATCAGTAGAATTAATATACAAAACTCCGGATATTAAACTATTCGCATGATCGTGTTGGGGATGTATCTGTCCATACTTAGTAGCATTCAACCATGAATGGGTGATATACAATTTAACATCTGTTGTTGGTTTATACACCAACTGGAAAAACTCATTTAAATATTCAGTCAGTTCGTTTTTTAGTTCCTGCAAACCTTCGTTATCCAGAACACGTATTTCACGAGTTGATTCATTATTACAGTCGTGATTCCCATTTTTGATTGGATCACTAAGATACATATCAAAAATTTCAAGTTCCTTTTCCGTGAATTCTTTTTCACGTATGACACACCCCACGGGCGTTGGAAATATACTTTCGATTGAGAACATTACATGTATATAAACATTTAACTTTAATATACACTAGAATGAACGACTCTCTGATTTCTCAGATTCCAAATGTATTTTCCGAAGATTTGTGTAAAGATATAATCAAAAAGTTTGACGAAGATTCGCGAAAGCAAAGGGGTTATTTAGTTCAATATAATCGTAACATAGTGGACACCGAATTAAAAAACTCCACGGAGCTTTTTATTAGTAGTTATGATGATTGGAGTAATATTAATACACGAATTGCTGAATCAATCACAGAGTGTGTAAATATATATTTAGAAGAACTACTGGAGTATTTAACCATTAAAACCAATCTCAAAGATGCACAGCGCAATGTTAGTTGTATAAGTAATGGAATGTTTGATCGTGGATATGTAATTTCTAAAATAGATCAAGGTAATGGATATCCTTGGCACAATGATTCCGTTGCTACAAAAGATACACCCAGTGGGTACAGGGGATTGTTATCTATAATAACGTATTTAAATACAATTACTGAAGGTGGTGAAACTAAGTTTATAGATGGATTTGTTGCGAAGCCAGAGGCTGGAAAATCACTAGTGTTGCCAGCTACATGGAATACCATTCATACTGGTTCTACTGTACTTACCAATGAAAGTAAATATATATGTGTATCACTTATATTTTCAAAAAGTTGAGACAGTGTGCCAGGTTTTCATGAAAAAATAAACTCTTGCTATAATATAAAATGTCTGGTGGTATTGCCCAACTCGTCGCCGTAGGTGCTCAGGATGTGCACCTCGTAGGCCAGCCCGAGGTCAGCTTTTTCCGATCCACTTATAAACGTCATACAAACTTCTCCCAAACTGTCGAACGTCAGGTCATTCAGGGCAACGTCTCGAACAATGGTATGTCCACTGTCCGCTTCGAGCGAAAGGGTGACATGCTCAGTTATGTCTATCTCATGCCCATCACGGGTGATGGTTCCGCCGCCAATGCTTTCACTAACTGGACCACAGTGATCTCCAAGGTTGAACTCCTTGTGGGCGGGCAAGTTATTGATGACCAGGATTCGACCTATTCTACTCTCATTGCCCCCACTCTCTCCGCGCACTCTTCTTCAAAGTCGGTCGCCGCCGGTCTCTATGATGGTACCAGCTCCGTTTCGTTCTACCCTCTCAGGTTTGCTTTCTGTGAAAACTGGCAGTCGGCGCTTCCCCTCATTAGTCTCCAGTACCACGATGTCGAGCTTCGCATTACTTGGGGTGGTGAGGCCGCTGGCTCCAAGTGGGAGGTCTACGCGAACTATGCCTATTTGGACACCCAGGAGCGTGAGATGTTCGCTTCTCAACCTCAGAACATGATCATGACCCAGGTGCAGAAGGCTGTGGCTTCTAACTCCAAGATTCAGGAACTGAACTTTAATCATCCTGTGAAGTATCTAGCTGCCGGTGACTCCACGAACGTCACCATGGTGAGCACCGCCGGTAATAAGCTTAAGCTTCAGATTAACGGTACAGACGTGGCAGACTATAAGTTTGCCAACCCCAACTTCACCAGTGTGCCCCTTTACTACCACACCTCTCATGCGAATGATGCTCGTGGTACCAAGCTCTTCTTCTACCCCTTCTGCCTCGAGTCTGGTAAGCTTCAACCCACCGGTTCTCTCAACTTCTCCCGCCTTGATTCGGCCCGTATCGTGAATGATACTGCCAACAGTGACAAGGACATCTACGCGGTCAATTACAACGTGCTCCGCATTGAGAATGGTATGGGTGGTCTTTTATATTCTAACTAATTAGTAACTATGTTTTGGAAGGTTATCTTCCTCCTCGCCATCGTTTTTGTATTGACGTATGATCCAAAGTCCAGGACACTTGAAAAGTTTGTCGGTCAGCCCACACCACCGACCCAAAAATCATGTGAAAATACGCATTACGAAGCCGTCCAATTTGCCCAGTCACCCTATGAATGCCCTCCCCCGGGTAGAACCATTATGGGTGTAATTACTTAAAAGGAAAAGTACAAAGATAATTATATGATTCCTGTAAATCGCGACACTCTCATGCTAACTGCAACCATCATTTGTGCTGTGGGTATTATCTTCCTCTTCAGAGAAATGAACAAGACCAAGGAGGAAATGAACTCTTTCAAGATGTTCTCGTCCCAGGTTGTTAAGCATCTTAGCGCCCCAGTAGAACAGAAGCCCACCAAAGAGCCAGAACCAGAACCAGAACCAGAACCAGAACCAGAGACCGACGTTCAAAAGGGGGAAAAGTAGCTGAATAAACATATCCTCTTATTATAACTTGCGAATGCGCAATGAAAAAGTACAAAGCGATTGCAATACCGGTTAGCTTTATTGATGGGAAACCGAGATTCCTCACGGTGAGGGATCGTCGATTCACGGATTGGATTTTTGTCACTGGTGGATGCAGGCGAAGAGAAATTTTCAACCCCCTTCGATGTGCCCTTAGAGAGTTAGAGGAAGAGACACGAGGTGTGGTTTCCCTAAAAAATGGCGAATATACCGAATTCAAATTTACTGTCAAAGAAAGTCCCACAGTGGACCTCGAATATAATGTCTTTATATTCTTCGTGAATTTCACACGTTCTGAGCAACATACACAAATCAAAAAGTTTTATGAAGAGAAGCACAAAACAAATCTGAAAAAAATGTTGAAACAACCAATCAGAAAGACTTATGATGAAAATGATTTCATGAGTTACGATACCCTAGATGAATTTAACACACGTAAGCGATGGAAGCTTATTATAGATAATGTGATCAATAACCCCCAATTCTATGCCTGTGTGAGTTCTTTTAATAGAAAAACATTTTCTATAAAATAATGAAGTCTAAGGCTTACATATTGAGGCAAATATCTGAGCTCCTCGAAAAAAATAGAGGTCTGTGTGAGCAAGAAATTGCCGAATGGATCCAGGAAAATGAATCTAAAACTGTATATGAACTTTTAACTATAAAAAAAGAGCTTTCTCAAGGAAAGGAATACCAGGATGTTTCTTGTATGAGGTGGTTTAGAGAATAGGGTCTTTACATAGATATGTTTAAGAGTTGGTGTGCAAATCAGAAGTTTAACAATGCAACCAATCTATCACATGTGCTCATGGACGGTGGTGTCCTCTCCGTGCCATTTGATAAATTGAATGATTTTCATGAGAGGTATATCGAGGCAGTGAAGTCGGGTGAAAGACTTTACGTCGTTGAACAAAAAAGCGATACGTATAACTTTTTTGTGGATATCGATTACAAAGATGACACTGCACTAGAGCTAGATGATATCAAAAGTATATGCAAGGTTATATGTGATAAGGTTAAATCATATGGTGGTCGTGATTGTCTCATTTCCGTCTCGCCACCCAAAAAGTGTGGTGATCTTATCAAAACTGGTGTGCATCTTAACTGGAAGGGTTTTGTTGTAGATCAACCATCTGCTATCGCACTTCGTGAGCATATTCTTGTAGCTCTCTCTAAAGCTAAGGGTGGAACAGACTGGAATGATATCATAGATGCTGCTGTATATGGAGATGCTACACGAAAAACGCGCGGAAGTGGTTTTCGTATGCCGTGGTCTTACAAAAGGGTGAAACATAATGTATGTGGTGGTCAAGGGTGTTCGGATTGTGACAAAGGTAAAGTAGATCAACTTGCTTATCTCCCAGTTTTCGTGTATAAGCCAGGACCCCCTCTCAGTGCCATATTACAGATTGGTCAGGAACCAACATTAGAAATCCTAGAAATGGCCGTTGTTCGTACCAATGTAACACAGACAATTCACGTGGAACCCCCATCGACGAGAATCAAAGAGGGATCTTTTACGACATCACAGACAAAGGATGAAGTGCGTGACGATGTATTGAGGGGTATGATTGAAGAGTTTGTTCGAACAAATATGGAGGGGCAGTCAAATGCATATATACCGAAACTTTTCAAGAAGAAGGATACATATCTCGCTCAGACAACTTCAAAATATTGTGAAAATCTCAGAAGAGAACATGGATCTAATCATGTATGGTTTATTGTGAGCGGACAAACAATTCTTCAAAAATGTTTTTGTCTATGTGAAACACTCAGAGGACGCCGCGATGGGTTTTGTAAAGACTTTTGTGGTCGAAGATATCAACTACCATCTGTTATCGTTCAGCGGTTGTATCCAGAAAAGGGGGACATCGAAAAGTGTCCAGAAATCAAAACGAGAGTCTCTAAACCACCTGTAAAGTATGGTGACGTTAAAAAGCCTCTCGAATTATTTATCAAGACGTACATGAATAATTCAAATGACTTACAGGTTTTGACCATCACCAAAAAAGGGAACAACTTCTTAGCACTAACAAATTCCAAGTACTGCGAGATGATCAGTGGATTCCATGAGAGTTCTGTCATGTCGTATGAAATAAAAAAATGTAGTGAAATCAAGCAATTATGCCCTATTTGTAAAAAAAATACAGCTAGAATACATCGTTTAACTTCCAATATTATAAAGATACTTAAACAGTAATTACTAATATGTTATAATGAATCCTCGACGTTCAGGACGTAAGATAAAGAAACCTGACTTTTTTACACCAACAGAAGATGTTCTCGTGGATGACTATTCCCCCGAAGAACACGATACCGACT